TTGAAACCTTTCGGCGGCTTCTTTATTTTTGTTTCAAAAATAAACCGCAAGGGCAAGCGCGGGAGCCACATCAACCAACTACAAAAGCGGTTGAAAAAAGCCCCCAGAGGAACGGCATACAAGGCAGCCGCTACGCTCTGCCATATTGAAAAGGGAGGGTTTAATCATGACATACAGAATTAGACGAGTGAGCCTCAATAACAATGGGGAAATCACCAACCCCGCAAAACGCACGGAAATCTTTAGCACCACACAATACCTTCACGTGGGCGGCTTGTATACCCTCCGGCCCGGGAAGCTGTACCGAATTGAAGAACTTTACGGAGGATGAAGCTATGAAGATAAAGCACAAGCTTAAAACCTTACCGAAGTATTTTGATAAAATCGTATCCGGTAGCAAAACATTCGAGGTACGCCGGGATGACCGGCCCTTCACCGAAGGAGATACCCTTTTACTGGAAGAGTGGGACGGCAACCACTATACGGGCCGCACAGTGCGGGTTACCGTAACCTACATTCTCCGGGGCGAGTATTGCCGGGACGGGTTCTGCATTATGGGGATTAAGCCATGAGAGGACACAGCCCGAAGAGCAACCTCCGCAGCTTCCGTTATTCGGATGAAATCGCCGCCATTCTGGAAGCGCAGGAGGGAAACAGCCTGAATGAGAAATTTGAAAGCCTTGTGCTTTTCTGCTTCTACAAGCTGGAAAGCCGTAAAAAGGATTTGCAATGCATTGAAGCAGACATCAAGCGAGAGCGGGACCGGCTCTGGAATCTGCAAAAGGCCACAGAAGAACTCCGAATGCTGGAAAAAGACCTAAAAAGCGCCAAATTCTATTTCGAAATTGTAGAGCGCAGAGCCAAAAAAATCGCAGAAACGGAAGTGTAACACAAACTACCCACGCCGGCCGGCTGGCGCAGCTGCGATATTGTGTTACAGAGAAGCCGCCCACGGGATAGCCGTGGGCGGTACTGTTTAATATCACGTTTTAAATTCACTTTGGGTGGAGGAACGCATGATGAAAAAACAGCACTACATGACCCACGATGAACGGCAACAGTTAGAAGCCATGCGCCGCAATCGCATTCCGGTTGCCGAGATTGCCCGGCAATTAGGCTTTTGCCGCCAGACGATTTACAACGAGCTTAAAACCGGAGAGTATACGCACACCTGCGACTTTTACGACGAGCGCCGATACTCTGCCCACAAAGCGGAACAGCGGCACAGGTACGCCCAAACAGCTAAAGGCCGACCGCTTAAAATCGGGAACGACCGGGCCTATGCGGACTTTTTGGAACAAAAGATGCTGGGCGATGGTGACAAGCGAAAACGCTTTTCACCTGCGGCGGCTCTGGCTCAGGCCCGGAAACAGGGCTTTCAAACCGGCGTTTGTGTGACTACTCTATACAGCTACATAACCAAGGGCGTATTTCTCCACCTGCGCAACAAAGACTTAATTGAAAAGTCCAAACGAAAGAAGCACGGGTATCAGCCTGTGCGAAGGATTGCCCACCCGGATTTACCCAGCATCACCACACGCCCGAACTACATCAACAGCCGGGAGGAACCGGGACATTGGGAAATGGATTTGGTTGTTTCCTGCGCCAGCGGAAAAGGTGCGGTGCTGACCCTGACAGAACGCACCGGGAAATTTGAGATTATCCGTAAACTTGAAAACAAGAAAGCGGAAACGGTGCGAGAAGCACTAAGGCGCATTAGAAAGAGCGGTGTAAGGTTTAAGAGCATTACAACGGACAACGGCTCTGAGTTTCTGCAATATGCAGAATTACGGGCCGTGGCCCGATGTCCGATTTACTATTGTCACAGCTATGCGGCATGGGAAAAGGGAACCAACGAGAATCATAATCGCATGATTCGCCGCTGGTTCCCCAAAGGGACAGATTTTAACAAGGTGAGCAAGCGGGAAATTACAGCCTGTCAGGAGTGGATGAACGAGTACCCCCGGAAGTCTTTAGGCTGGTTCAGCCCGAATGAGTTTGCAACGGAGATTGCCGTGTAACACACTTTTCCTGCAGCTGCGATTGCCCAGGTCAAAAATTTGTGTTACCAAACAGGCCATGCCTTATTCGGAAGCTCCTTCCGGGAGTAGCTATTGAACAGCCGCCAGAGCGGAGGGGAAAAGACCCATTTTGTACCGATAATAGGCAAGCCGAAATAATACTTATCTATGATCTGATGGGAGATATCGTCAATCCCAATTTTCCGTTTAATGCTCTTACAGCAGATGCAGAACGGAATGAGGGATTTTTTCACCACGAAATAATTCTGCGCCAGCCGTTTTAGCGTAATATCCATATCTTCATAGGACTGGCTGAACACATCCACACTGCATTCATAATGCCGGTGATATTTATACCAATAAATCGCTTCTTTCGGGAAGCTCTTAAAGTTGCGGTTGTTATACTCAATCCCGGCCTCGTCAATAATGACCTTACCCCCGGAAATCATGTACTTCCCAATATCCCCCTGCGGCTCCAGCTGAAACGCCCCAGTAATGGGGACATTGGAATAGACCGGTGTACAGCGTTTTAAAAACCGGGATGCAAGCAGCCACGCCGAGAATTTACCGGGGTACTTCTGCGCCCAAGATATCAACCGGGACTGCTTCATGCTCCGCTTTGTGAGATAGGCCGCAAAGGTGGTTTTACCAGAACCGGGAACGCCAAAATAAACATTCAGGACATGGGGAACCTTGGGAGGACAAAGCCAACGGTACAGCATATATAAAATGACCAACCAGACCACAGAATCACCTCATAAATAAAGTGTGGGGAGGGCGCACGCGCTCCGCTTGCGTGCGTCCTCCCCTTTTGCGCTCAATGACGCAGAGCCTTGAACAGGCCAACGCCGGTAAAGGCAAGGCCCAGCGCGAAGGGAACCAGCAGGATAGGAGTAGAAATAACCGCTCCTGCAACCGTAGTCATCCACTCCACAGCAGAGGTAAGCACCGTACCGATGCTTGCAAGGAAAGTTGTCATAGTAGTAGCCTCAGTAAAACCACCTTTCAAAAATGTTTTATATCTCACGGCAAAGCCGTTGATATCAGGCAATCAGGGTTTTAATACCCTTGCAGAGAAAGCAGAACACAACCATACCAAATAAGTAAATGACCGGCTCGGAACCAAGGAAAGCGGCTAAACCTTGCAGCATGGCAACGGAAAAATCAATCATTGCATTCATAACCGCAACAGCCCTCCAATCAGGCGCAGGAACCCGGCAAGGACCAACCCAAACAGCAAGGCCCCGGCAATCCACGGATAGTCCAACCCGGCAAGGCCGGGGACATACTCCGTAGACGTAGAAATTACATTGCCCTCGCTGTCCATCTGCTGCACGGTGTACGTCTGCCGCTGATATTCTCCAAGCAAAGCCGTTACAACATCAGCCATAGCCGAAGAACCGTCCAGAGATTCCAAAGCCGCCATAACATCCGGCGAGGAGACAGAAAACGTCCGAACAAGTGGAGCATCTTCCACAAGAGCCGATTCAGCTTCTTCCAAATCCTCACCGACAGGCTCAGCCAGTATTTCCGGCTGGGCAATCGTGACATTGACAACAACGCCGTTATCCTCCTTTGTTTGGGTATCAATAATAACCGGGTCTGCTGGTTCCTCTGTTGCCACGTCTTCCGCTATGTCTTCCGGAAGCTCGTCCGCCATAGCGGGGACGGTCAGCAGAAGCAAAGTAATCAGCAGGACTAAGAAACGCTTCATTTTTCATCACTCTTTCGATTATCTAAAATATGTTTATTCCGACTTTGCCCGGAGCGGTAGCCGGTTCCACTGCCGCCGAATCCAAAAACATAAGATACCAGCCGAATGGACAGGCCAGCCAGCACGAGGGCGATTGTCCATGATGCAAAGGAGATTCCAAGGCCGGGAACCGGCACGCCAGTAAACAGGCCCCAGAAGCTGGCGAACAGGGACGCAATAATTTCTATAAGCTGCTCCGTGACTCCCCCCTTACAAAAACGGTATCATAGCAATAATGGCGGCAATCAGCTTCACCAGCACCACCACAAGGAAGACGCAGAATGCGCCGAAGAAAATGACATTCAGCGGCGAGGGAAGCCAGCCGAACAAGAGGAACAGGGATTGGAACATAGAAGCCCTCCTTTTGTAACACAGTTTACCGGCCCGGGCCAGCTGGCGCAGCTGCAATATTGTGTTACGTTTTCACCAGCTTAAACACACCCAGCAGCACCATGACAGCAAGTCCGAAAAACAGGATGGAGCGGAGGTCTGACGGCAGTGCCATAATCACCCCGGAGATAAAGCCAAACGCCGTGCCCACCTCGGACGGCAGACCGTAGCCGCCGCCTGTTTCTGTCCCGTCAGGCCCCACGGTGGGCGGCTGCTGGAAGAAATCAAATAATGTATCATCCGAAAAAGCGGAGAAAAATGCCCGGATGGAAGTGACGGTTGCGTCTGTCAGGAAGCCGAAGAAGAACGAGAGCATATCCGTTACCAAAGAGAGCAAAGCGCTTAAAACATCAGTGATTAGGCCGAATAGGGATTCTATCAGAACGCCCAGAGAATTATTAAAGGCATTCTTAATACGGCCCCAAAGGCTCCCGCCTGCGCCGGTCCCGCTGTCCACATCAAACCCGGCAGAACTCAGCGCCGCAAAAAGTTTATTTGTAAAGGCATTCCATGATTTTTGCCACCAACTCCAGAAACCGGCTTCCGTGTAAATGTACTCATAATTATCACCGGACGCATCCACAACGTCATAGAAATCTTTCAGCGTAATGATGTTATAGCCGCTATACGGTATCCAACGAGTGCCTGTGAAAATACGACCGTCACAAGCTTCCCAAGCGGTCCCATTGTAAATCTGGAGCGACCGAATCACGCCGCTTTCTACCATGGCCCAGACAAGACCCTTTGTCGGTAGAGAGGGACGAGCGCCGCCGATCTGCTTGCCTGTAATTGGAATATCGGTGCGTACGGCTAGGGTGGGTTTTTCGTAACTTACGACAGGCGCAATTTTCGTGATGTATTCATGGCCGGTATTCGGGACGGAACCGGGAACAATTTCGGCATAAACTAAATCTAATGTTTGACCCGTATTAATATCTAAGACGATTGTTATTCGCCAATGGCATTGATTTGAAAAGCCTTGCGGGCTACCGTAAGACTGCATATAGAAAGTAATAGTACCCCAATCAAAAGAAGCAACTTTATTAGCACTTAATTTTCCCTGACAATCCTCTGGGAAGTTGAAAGTAATCGGACAAATATCACCTGTTTTTGTAACTACTGAAAAAGTATACGAGCCTACATAATCGCCCAGTAATTCCGGACGGTCAACAAATATAGCTGACCCACTAGGCAAGGTAACACATTCCTCCGACGCCGACCCGACGTGCTGACTAAAGGAACCATCCATAAATGGGGAAATGTTGTTATTATTTGTCAAGTCATATTTGGATAGAGACGCAATTGTCGTATCCCATGACCAATATTCATCTGCCACCGGCTGTGCGGAATCTGGAAGGACTAAGGTCAAGTTGGTGTCAAAAGGCACGGAAGACGGTGTATAGCCAAAGGTTCCATACAGCGCCTTGTTCACAAAACGGAACTCGTCTAAATATTTATAAGTCTGCTGACTCTCCAAAAAATTAAACCAAATTACGTCGTAAAAAAACGAAGAATCAGAATAAGAACCAACTAAAACACCATTAAGAAAGTAGTAAATAATCCCATCATGCCGCTGAACACAAATTTCATTCCACTGGCCGGTGGAATAAGATGCCAGTGCACCAGCGGGCGAACTAATATGCGCACCGTTAAATGTTAAAGGATAAGCCAACATAGAATAATCTTTACGAGTATAGAACCCAATTGTAGAAGTAAAAGTTTGAGGAGTAGGAGTATAACTCTGATAATACCGGAACTGCATGGTAAAATCACCGTTGCCAATATTAGACGGTAAAACCATAGAAAAACTATGCTCTCCTTCATCCAAATAGAGTGCTCCATTAAAAACACCGGCATCCATATAGGTCAAACTGGCCCCTGCCCACCAAACAAAATTAGTAGCATAATTCCAATAGCTGCTGTCTCTGGTATCGCCATCAAAATGGTACAAGGCCCGGAGAGAGGTATCATCCGCAGACCGACCATAGCCCACAACGTCAATATTAAAGTCCAACTGTTCCAGTTCCTCAGCAGTCAAGTCGGCACTATCACGCCCATCTGGCAATTCATAATAGACCTCGTAATACTTGTCATACTGCTCCGTCTGCCCGATATAGGTAATGCTGGTATAGTTGATGTGATACGTCCAACTGTAATTATAGGTGATATACGTGTTATACGTATCGTGGCTGTCAATGTAATAGGTTTTATTACTCTCGTCATAGATGATGTTATCGGCTACTTGTACAGTACCGTCAGGAAGCGTGATAGTCATACCGGATAAATCAATATTTGTGCTATTGTCGGAATTGTCTATTACCTCGCCGGTTTCATCCGTTACAGAGGTATCCGGGCGGGGTTGGTTAATTGCGGCTTGGCCCTCGTTGACATAGGCCACGAAAGGACGGCCTTCCGAATCGGCGTAATACTGCCGGTTCCACCAGATAGCCTTATAGTTTGTACCCAGCATCCGAATTTCAGCAGGAATGCCAGATTCTTTGATTTTAATGCACATGAGATTCAGCGCATCCAGCGTTTTCATGTTGACCTTAGCGGTGGAAGCGCTGCGGTCACCCAGCCACTTATTGCCGCCAGAGGTGGAAGCCATGGAGCCGCCCTCGCAATAGGGATACTCACCCGCAGAGTTAACCACCCAGCGCCCGCTGTTCTTTTCACGGATGCGCAGTAAGCCCGAATTGGGATGCTGCACAAGTTCAAAATCCAGAAAGCCCTGCGCGAAAAAGCAGGAGGCAAAAGATTGACGGCCCAAAGCCTGAGAGTTTTTTAAAACAGTCTGCCATATGCTGTCATAATATTCGGAATTAAATGCCTGTTTATAACGCTGTAACAAGTCATTCATATAATCAAGAGACTGCGGCCCGGTTTTACCTACTGCGCTATTCATCAGATACCAAAAAACGCCGTTGTAATCAACAGGCAAGTTAAAGGCCCCAGCCAAGGCTTGCAAAATAGTGTTTGCAGGGCTTTTAATGGAGGTTGACCAAAGTCCCACGGATGCGGTATCCGGTGTGAGGTCAAAATCAGATGCCGCAACAGGAGCACAAATAACCGAAAAAGATATAACGACTACCAGAAAGCCTGCAATAATACGAGAATAGAGCTTGGTTCCCAT